TAACACTTCCTGGTTATAGTTTTGATACACAAATTATGAATCAATATAACAGAAAACGTGTTGTACAAACAAAATTAAACTATGGTCAACTTACTGTAAACTTTTATGATACAAATGACGGTACATTTCATAACTTAGTTAAACAGTATGTGGCAAATTATTATAACACAGGTAATGGTATTGCAGATGTTAATGACGTCACATCTGGAGATGCAGATACCGTATTGGGTGAAGACTTTGAAACTACTATGGGATTTACACCAAATGGTAGTAGATATTTTTTCCCACAAATAAAAGTAAAACAATACGGTGAAGCAGGTAATGTGCGAACTACAAAGTTGACCAACTGTATGCTTATTAGCATCACTGGAGATACATTAAGTTATAGTGATAGTGGTGCAGTTATATGGAATGCTGTATTTCAACCAGAGAAAATAACAGTAACAGATGTTCCAGATAAAGACGCACAAACAAGTCCATAAATACCTATATGGCAAAGTATCAACAAGGTAACTATGAACCAATCAACAAACAAAAATATATTGGAAAGCGTATGCCAATATATAGAAGTGGTTGGGAACTTCAGTTTATGCGTATGTGCGATAAGCACCCAAATATATTAGCATGGGCAAGTGAAAGTCATCGTATACCTTATAGAAATCCTCTAACAGGTAAAGCTACAACATATGTACCAGACTTTTTTATAATTTATGAGGATATGAACGGCAAGAAGCATGCAGAAATAATAGAAGTAAAGCCCAGTAAGCAAATAATGGGAAATGCAAAAAGTATGCAAGACAAAGCGGCTGCTATTGTAAACGAAGCTAAATGGAAAATTGCTAGACAGTGGGCTAATCAACAAGGGTTAGGTTTTCGTGTTATTACAGAAAACGAACTTTTTAGAGCACCACAGGCAAGTAAACCAAAAAGGAAGAAAAGAAGATGACAAAAAAATTAGAGGAAACTTTTAATCTACCTCCTATAGAAGAGGAACAGGAAATAAAAGTTACAGATAATTTAGTTGAGCCAGTTGCAGATAATATTGATGAACTAAAGCATGCTTTAGCTACTGTTGATAAAATAGACCAGGCTCTTACCCCAGTAAAAAATCTAGAAGCATTAGATAAAGACATGGATTCTTATGCAGTAGATGCAATGGATGCATTTCAAACTTTAATGGATTTAGGACAAAATGTAGAGGATAGGCATGCCGCTCCGGTATTTGATAGTGCCGCTAAAATGATGGCAAATGCAATTACTGCAAAACAAGCAAAAATGGATAAAAAATTAAAAGTTATTCAGATGCAGATGCAAAAACAAAAATTAGATTTAGAAGAAAAGAAATTAGATTGGCAGATGGCCAAAGCCAAGGGAACAGATGAAGATCCCAGTGCTATAGAAGGCACAGGCGAAGTAATTGTAGATAGAAACGATCTACTTAAAAGTATACTAGAGCAAGTTAACGGAAAAACTGATTAATTTGCTAAATAGTCGTAACAGGAGTACGAAGATGAAAACATTGAACGATTATTTAATGGAAAGCGCAAAAACTCATGAGTTTCGCTTAAAAACATGCTGTGAGCTTTCCGATGATCAGCTTGACAAGCTGGAAAAGCATTTGCGTAAGTACGAGGCGTTCGACATCGAATCTCCAAAGCGCACAATCTTACAGAGCGCACCACTTGACTTTGTCAACATGGGTGCATCAGAAGTATATATTATGGACTTTAAGACGAACTTACCAATGAGTCCAGCGATGCTAGTAAATGAACTAGTACAAAAAATTGGTATTGGAGAAGGACAAATTAAAGTCCGTAACAAGCTAGAACCAGCATATAAAGAAGACGAGGCCAGCATGGAAGAACCAGCTGAGGGCGAAAAGGGAGCCCTACTGCTTGACGATGAATATAGTGAAGCAGAAGATCACAAAGCCACAGACTATTATGGTGATGCTTTTAATACCAAGTTTTTAGACGAGTTAAGCAAAGCTCGAAAAGAACTCAACACAGAGTACAAGGGAGACTAAAATGGAAATCAATAGTATTGACGAATTAGTGAAACTTGCGGGCCTTGTAAAACAACAAGAGCTTGCAACTGAAGCAGACGTAGAAGAAGACTGCGGATGTGATGATTCACAAGACGCTGTTGTAACAGCAAACCCAGACATGTATAGCATTCTACAGCGCCTAGCACAAATGGGCGAAGTACATGAAGATGAGATAGTAGATGAGTGGGCAAATACTCCCGCCGAAACAGGTGAGCCAGAATCACGTGTAATGGACTTACCAAAAGGTGAGCCAGTAGATACAAGTTTACGCCGTTATTTAGGTGCAAATGGACAGCCAGTAAAAGTTGATGAAGCAATTGTAGATCATACTGTAGAAAATATGATGGAAGCATACCAAGAATATAAAGGTAAAGCCGTAGAGACAGTAGCAGAAGCAACAAAAGGTTGTGCTGATTGTGAGTACATGAAAGATGAAACTGATGGTGACATCGATACTTGTGATGAGTGTGCCGCTGAAGAACGTGAAAAAACAAACGAAGCTACTGTAGACGAAGCAGAAGTTGAAGAAGATAACGCATTCAACACAGCCGCAGCTGATGCTAAAAAAGCAGGTAAAAAAGAATTCTCATTTAATGGTAAAACATATAAAGTTAAAATGGACGCTAAAACAGCAGACGCATTAACTGATGACATTAACTTACTAAAACAGTTAGCAGGACTATAACAATGGCAAATGTAACAGAAGGCACAGAAATGGGCCAAATTGGTAATGTGCATATTAAGCAATTTGCTATGAGTAAAGGAAACTTAGGTATCCAACTTACAAGTGACAAAGGCGAAGGTTACGTTCAGCTCAACAGAGAAGAAGCCGCACAACTTGCAGCTAGACTAGGAAAATGGGCTGGATCAAAAGACATGGCCTATCCAGGTGAATATGACGAAGATATTTCTGACGTCAAACGTTTAGCAGGACTATAATTTTAAAAAGAGCTCACTTAAAGTGAGCTTTTTTTCTATCTATAAATACCAACATGAGTACTAACACAGACTTAGTTAAAAAGCCGTATCGTAAAGAAAGTTTTACACAAACGCAAATGCTGGAACTTGCAAAATGTATGCAAGATCCCAAATACTTCATGACTGAACATTGTTGGATTCAGCACCCAACAAAAGGTCGTATGAAGTTTGGTTTATTTGATTTTCAAAAAGAACTAGTAGATACATATCATGAGTATAGATATAGCATTGCACTTATTAGTCGACAGATGGGTAAATCAACTGCTGCGGCTGGATACTTGTTATGGTACGCAATGTTTAACCCAGACCAAACTATTCTAATTGCGGCACACAAATACAGTGGTGCTCAAGAGATTATGCAACGTATACGTTTTGCATATGAAACTCTGCCAGATTACTTACGTAGTGGTGCAGTGAGTTATAATAAAGGTAGCATTGAATTTGATAATGGTAGCCGTATTGTAGCACAAGCAACAACAGAAAATACTGGACGTGGTTTAAGTATTTCGTTAGCATACTTGGACGAGTTTGCATTTGTTAGACCCAATATTGCCCGTGAGTTCTGGACTGCACTAAGTCCTACTTTAAGTACAGGTGGTAAATGTATTATTACAAGTACACCTAATCAGGATGACGACCAGTTTGCACAGATTTGGCGCCAAAGTCAGAAAATGTTTGACGAGTTTGGTAACGAAACACAAGTAGGTGTAAATGGTTTCCGTGGTTACACTGCAGATTGGAATCAACATCCAGACAGAGATGAAGATTGGGCAAGTGTAGAACGTGGTAAGATTGGTGACGAGAGATTTAGACGTGAACATTTAAATGAATTTATTGCTTTTGATGAAACATTAATAGACAGTATTTTACTTACAGAAATGAGAGCAGAAGATCCATATAAAAAGACTGGTCAGATACGTTGGTATGATACAATAAAAGACAAAAATACATATGTTGTGGGTTTAGATCCAAGTTTGGGTACAGGCGGAGACCCAAGTGCTATACAGGTGTTTACATTACCGGGTATGACTCAAGTAGCAGAATGGCAACATAATAAAACTCCTATAACAGGACAAATAAAAGTTTTAAAAGAAATATGTGAAACAATAAGAGCAGAAGCACCTAACAGTGAAATATATTGGAGTGTGGAAAACAACACACTTGGAGAAGCGGCACTTGTTGTTATTAATGAAATGGGCGAGGATAATATACCAGGCACATTTTTAAGTGAACCAAAAAGATCAGGCAGTAACAGAACACATCGCAGAGGCTTTAACACAACTAACCGCAGTAAATTAACTGCATGTGCAAAGTTCAAACAATGGGTAGAAACAGATAAACTAAAAATTAAAAGTAAAGCATTGTTAAGAGAAATAAAAGTTTTTATTGCACGTGGCGCAAGTTATGCGGCTAAAGATGGCGAAACTGATGATCTAGTAATGGCAACTATGCTTGTTGTTCGTATGGTACAAGAAATAAGTCGTTATGATGAAAACACATTTGAAGACTTACGAGATAGTTTTGATGACCAAGATTATTTGCCGCCCATGCCAATTGGGCTAATATAGAGTGAAAGCATAAATAAGTGTATGGCGATTAATATAGATAACTTAGGTGAAAAAGTATTTAAAATACTTAAAGGACACGGATTAAAACTAGAGCTTTTTACTGAGGACGGTAAAAGCACAGTAGATCCTATGGAAGCCAAACGTTTTTACAATGGTGAAAACAAGATTATGGTTAATATAGAAAACATCGACGAAAAAATAGAATTAAAAGTAAACTTGGGAAAAAGTACAGATGTGCAAAGTATACGTAAACTTTTAGATAATTTACGTGCTTTAGCAAGTAGAAATATTGTAGAATATACATTACGTACTTTTGGCAAGGATATTGAACCCAAAGATTTTGCTTATCAAGCAAAAAGGAATAGTGAAATGAATGTACAAGAAAGTTTTGGTAAACCATATGGTAGTAGCAAGAGCAGTTATCAAGCATTGGAAAATGCACGACTAATTATAAAACATAAAAAACATGTTGATGAAGAAGTACGTGGAAGTAGAAGCCGTAATATACACAGCTTGTTTATTGAAAATGCAGAGGGCGAACGTTATAAATTTCCTGTAAATAATTTAGGTGCCGCTCGTGCAATGTTACGACACATTAAAGAAGGTGGTAACCCATATGATGACCTTGGTAGTCATATTATTTCATTATCAGAAGAATTTGCACAGTTACAAAAATTCCGTAGCTATGCCAAAAAGAATTCACTAGTTAGTGAAGACACAGCAGAAGTAGTCGAAGGCGTAGGCAATCGACTATCAAAAATTAAAAAAGAATTTAAATCACTCAGTGGCACTAAAGGCTATAAAGTATACAGTGAAAGTTTTGAAGCAACAGCGGTTTCTTTAGAAGAAGAAGAAGGCGTTGAAAGTTTACGAAACCAATTCACAGTACGCAGTTTTGACGAGAATGTCGCCGATGCATTACCGCACGTTGCCAGAGTAGTGAAGGAAATAGCAACAGATAAGGACAGAATGATTAGACTGAAAGCCCTTATCGACAAAGTCACAAAAGGAGGTCCTATCTCAATGAGAGATATGGATCCAAACGATCCTGATAATCCTGCTAACATGACGATTCGAGGTGATGTTAACCAAGACGCTGCGTTAGCAGGATATCTTTCCATGCATAGCAAGGACGATGAATTAAGTAATATGTTGAGCCAACTTGGCGATGACATACATGACTTAACACCTAAGGCTCAAATGGTAGCAAAAAAAGTGTTGACACACATACAGAAGAGTGCTACAATAAGAGATCCTAAGGAAGCATCAGTAGATGCAATTACGACAACTGTTAAGAAAATTGAAGAATCATTCCTCAAATATAATCCTGAAGAATTTTTACTTTAAGTACTTGACAATAAAGACTAAATATAATATAGTAGAAACAATGCATAAGTATTGTGGCTACACTAGGCAAAACAAACTTAGGCAAACAAAGGCTAATATAGGAGAAAAATTATGGCATCTTTGGCAGAAATCAGAGCAAAATTGCTCGAACAAGAAACCCGTGGAGCAGGTAAAGGCTCAAACAACTATGGTGGCGATAACGCAATTTATGCGTTCTGGAATATTCCAGAAGGTCAATCAGCCACACTAAGATTCCTCCCAGACGGCGACGATACTAATACTTACTTTTGGCGTGAGCGTCAAATGATTCGTATTCCTTTCAGTGGTGTTGCTGGTGGAGATGAACACAAACCCGTAACTGTAACTGTTCCATGTATGGAAATGTGGGGCGATACGTGTCCAATTCATGCAGAGATCCGTCCTTGGTTTAAAGATCCAAGTATGGAAGATATGGCTCGCAAGTATTGGAAAAAGCGTAGTTACTTATTTCAGGGCTTTGTAGTTGATAGTCCAATGCAGGAAGATACTGTTCCTGAAAATCCAATTCGCAGATTTATTATTAATCCTAGTATTTTTAATATTATCAAGCAGGCGTTGATGGATCCGGACTTTCCAGAAATTCCAACAGATTATGAGCAAGGTACTGACTTTAAACTTGCAAAAACGCAAAAAGGACAGTACGCAGATTACTCTACTAGTAACTGGGCCCGTCGTGAGCGTTCTCTAAGCGAGGACGAGCGTAATGCAATGGCGTCTAATGGCTTGCATAATCTAAATGACTTTATGCCGAAAAAGCCAGACAGTGACGGAGTAAATGCTATCTTCGAAATGTTTGAGGCAAGTGTTGATGGTCAACTTTATGATCCAGCACGTTTTGGTAATTTTTATCGTCCAGCAGGTGTTAACCTAGATGGACTGACATCAAAAGCTACAACTCCTGTAGCACAGCCAGCACCGGCAGCGGCACCACAGCCAACGCCAGTTGCAGAGTCAACTCCGGCACCTGCCCCAGCGGCGGCACCGGAAGCTGATGCAGGTAAAGCTAGTGCGCAAGATATCCTTGCCGCTATCCGTGCCCGCAAAGGCGAATAATTAACCGGCACTGTGGGGGATAGAATCCCCCACATTTTTTATTAACTACAGGAGAAACTTTATGGCTAGACCATTTGATGTAAGTAAATTCCGCAAGAGTATTACTAAAGCGGTGCCCGGACTAAGTGTTGGGTTTAATGATCCAGATACATGGATTTCAACAGGTAACTATACCTTAAACAAACTAATTAGTGGAGACTTTGAAAAGGGTATTCCACTAGGTAAAGTATCAGTATTGGCTGGTGAATCAGGCGCAGGCAAGTCATACATTGCGGCTGGTAATATTGTTAAACAAGCACAACTTCAAGATATTTTTGTTGTACTGATTGATACTGAAAACGCACTAGACGAGACTTGGTTGCATGCACTGGATGTAGACACTAGTCCTGAAAAATTGTTAAAACTTAACTTAGCAATGATTGACGATGTAGCCAAAGTTATGAGTGATTTCATGACAGACTACAAAAAGGAATGGGCAGACAAGGAAAGGGACGAACGTCCTAAAGTATTGTTTGTGATTGACTCATTAGGTATGATGTTGACACCAACTGATG